GCGCGGGCGAAGGCGCATCTCAACGTGAGCGATGCCCTGCACGACGACGACATCCAGCAGAAAATTTCGGCGGCGAGCGCGGCGATCCGCGACTACCTGAAAGATCGGAACGACCCGACCTGGACGGAGACCACGGTCCCGCCGTTCATCGCGCAATCGGTGCTGCTCCTGCTCGGGAATTTGTACGAGCATCGCGGCGACGTCAACGATGCGAGCATCTGGGACGCGATCGGCGTGCTGTGTCGACGCTCGACCGATCCGGCCATCGCGTGACATGGCGATCGGCGACTATCGGCACGTCGTGCAATTTCAGACCCCGACCACGGTGCCGGACGGAGACGGCGGCGTCGTCGACACCTGGGCGAATCTCGATCCGCCCTGGCATGTCGCGATTCAACCGGCCACGGTGCGCGACCTGGAACGGCAAGCGGGGGCGACGACGATCGCGACGGCGACGCATATCATCCGAGGCCGCTATCGGCCCGACGTGACCGTTGACGCGCGCATGGTGTTTGACGGCCGGACGTTTCGCATCATGGGGGTCGCGACCCCCCAGGAACGGAAACTCGAACTCTGGCTGTTCGCAGTGGAAACGGTGTAGATCGATGCCCGTGAGAATGGAACTCCGTGGATTCGACGAACTCAAGGCGGCGCTGGCCGCGCTGCCCGAGGCGTCGAAACGCGCCTCGGCACCGATCCTGCTTCGGCACGCGCAGACCGCCGAGCAGCAAGTCGTGACGGCGTACCCGGAGGTCACGGGCAATCTCCGGGCCGGCGTGAAGGTCATCGAACGGCAAGCGCACGGCGTCGCGGCGCTCTACACGCTGGTCACGTCGTCGCCGCACGCGCATCTCTACGAATTCGGGACCGTGCACCAGCGACCGCGGGCGACCTTTCTGCCGATTACGGAACGGGAACGGCGAGATGCCGTCGTCGCGGTCGCGGACATGGTCGAGGCGCAAGGCCTGGTCGTCCGGGTGAAGCGTGATTGACGCGACCGAAGTCGAGCGGGCCTTAATTGGGAAACTCGCGGCCGACGCGACGCTCGCCGCGCTGCTGACCGACGGCGTCTATTACGACATCGCGCCGATCGGGTCGACGCGATTCGCGATCGTGAGTCTGTCGACGAGTCGCGGCCTGGACGAGATCAACGATGGCGAGACGTTTCGCGCGTTGATCTACGTCATCAAAGCGGTCGTCCTGGGCAGTGCGTCGACCACGGTCGCGGGCGCTGACAAACGCATCCAGGAACTCGTCGACCGCCAGCCGCTCGACCTGCCGCCGGCCGCCGGCGCGGAGCTGATGGTCGCGCGCTGGGTCGACCGCATCCGATACACGGAAACGATCGCGAATGACGTCTGGCAGCATCGCGGCGCGCGGTACGAGATCACCGTCACGCCGATCTAAGGGGGAGCAATGGCACGACGACATGGCAGCAAGGGCGAAGTGATGATGGACCCGGCCGGCGGGTCGGCGACGGTGATCGTGGCCGCGCTCAATTCCTGGACGCTCGACCTGAAACGCGACCGCGCCGACGCGACGTGCTTCGGCGACACGAACAAGCAATACGTCCAGGGCTTGCCCGACATCAAGGGCGACATCACCGGCATTTGGGATGAGGCGGTGAGCCAAATCCTGTTCGAGCAGGCGCTGGGGGAGATTGCCGCGATGCTGAAGCTGATCCCGTCGTCGGTCGCGCCGACCTACTTCTTCACCGGGCTGGCGTACATCGACGCGGCGATCGAGGTCAAGCACGACGGGGCGATCACGATCAAAGGCTCGTTCGCGGGCGCCGGTCCGTGGACGATGGCGCCCTAGTCGCGCGCGATGCAGACGATCCGCGGGCGCGTCGCCGCGATCAAGTGGTCGTACTACAACGCGGCGGCGGTCGAGGGCTACACGATCACACGCGACGCGCAGAAGCATTGGACGGCGACGGGCGCGCTCGTGCCGGGCGCGGTCGACGCCTTCAAACTCGGGCAGCGGCCGCTCTTCTTCGTGGCGCCGTTCAAGGGCGGTGCCTGGCGATGGGAAATCGAGGCGCTCACGCTGTTGGACGGGAACTTTTCGGCCCGGCTCGGGCCACTGACGACCGAAGGGCACAATGGGATCATCACGCGTCCGTCGGCCTGAACTTGACGTCCTCCCGATTTCGCAGGGCGACACGATCACCGTGAAGCGGTTTCTGACCGCGGGCGAATTTCGCGAGCTGATTCGCGCCGCGACAAAACCCGTGCGCCTCGACGCGACGAGCGCGGCGTCGGGGAAAGACCTGGCCTTTGAAATCGACCCGACCGAGAGCGGGGTCGCGACCGTGCTCGCGTACCTGGTCGATTGGACCTTTACGGACTTCAACGGCCGCCCGCTCGTCATTCGCGATCAGCCGCCGGCGGTCGTTCGGGCGACGCTCGACATGATCGACGCCGACTCGTACATGGAGGTCCAGCGCGCCATTCAGGAGCACGATACGACCGTGCGCGCCTTCGCCGCCGCAGAAAAAAAAATGACGTCTGGCGCGATGCCGCCCGAACCGACCTGGCAATCTGTCGGCTGATGGGCTGGACGCTCGACGACGTCTGGGAGTTGCCGGTGCACTACTACGAATTCCTGATCGACGAACTCAACGCGCAGGCCGAGCACGCGCGCCCGACCGACTAGACGCCGATGCCGCTGACCGCGAATTTCATCGCCGACTTTTCCTCGTTCATCAACGCGTGCGCCGACGCGACCCGGTCGACGGCGGAAGTCGAAGCCGCCGGCAACAAACTCGCGTCGAGTTTCAATCAATCGGTCCAATCGGCCGCGGGCAGTCTGCAGAACGTCGGGACGGGCATCGCGGACTTCGGAAAGAAGGCGTGGTCGGTGCTCAGCGGGCCGGAACTCGCCGAGTTCGGGCACGCCGTCACGGAGTTCGCGGGGGACTACATCCGAGACTTTGCGAAAGCGGAAGAGGCGACCGTGCGACTCGAGCGCGCGTTGAAAAATTCCGGGGAGGCGTCGCCCGCGGTCGCGAAAGCCTACGCGGAAATGGCCGAAGGGCTGCAGAAGATTTCGACGTTCTCGCACGTCGCGATCACCGACGCGCAGGCGATCTTCACGACGATCGGGGAAGTCGGCCCGGCGAACATGCAAAAGACCTTAGAGGCGGCGATGAACCTCGCCGCGTTTATGGGGACCGACGTCGTGACCGCGGCGAAACTCATGCAGAAGGCGGCCGAGTCGAACGGCGAAGCCGTCGGGCGCCTCAAAGTGTTCCTCGGGTCCGCGTACGAAAAGGGCATGGACTTCAACACGATCGTCGACCTCATCGCGAAGAAATTCGACGGACAATTCGCCGCGGCGCTCCAAACGACGAACGGCCATCTACAGAACCTCAAAAACCAGATGGACGACGTCAACGAAAAAATCGGCAAGCAAGGGGCCGAAGCGTTGAACACGCTGATCGACGCGTTCCACAAACTGCCCGAGGGGGTCCAGACGTTTGTGATCGCATCGGATTCAGTCGCGGGCAAGGTCGGCCCGATCTCGTCGGCGTTCGGGAATCTGGCACAAGTTATGGGCACGCTCTGGCCAGCAGCGATGGCCGGCGCGGGCGCGGCCATTCTGGAATTCGGGGGCACCGCGCTGGCCGCGCTCATCAGTTGGCCAGCGTTGATCGTCGCGGCGCTCGTCGCCGGGGCGATCGCGATTTATAAGTATTGGGACGACATCGTCGCCTACGTGAAGAAATCGTGGGAGGCGATCAAAACGTGGATGGACAATCTCGCCGCCGCGTTTGTGCCGGTGCTGGCCGCGGTCGAAAACCTGTACAACGGCATCAAGACCTGGCTGTACGACAAACTCACGGCCCTGATGTCGTCCATCGTCGACCGCATCAAGAGCGACGTCGGCGAAATCGTCACGGCGTTTAAGTGGATGTATGACGTCTCGGTCGGCCGCTCCATCATCCCCGACATGGTCACCGGGATCGGGACGCAATTCGCCAAGCTGCAGGACCTCATGGTCACGCCGGCCTGGGATGCGGCCACGCAGACGATCGCGGCGTTCAATTCGATCACGATGCCGAACGCGTTCTCGACGATGACGATGCCGCCGTTTGACGCGCGGCCGCTCCCGCTGATGTTCTCCGCGACGAGCGGCCTCACGCAGAATGCGCCGGGCGCCGTGATCACGCTCAACATGACCGGCATGCTCGGCACCGACGACCCGCAAACGCGCCAAATCATGAGCGACCTGGTCTCGAACGCCGTCATGCAGGGGATGCGCAACGGGCGATTACTCGGAACCGCGTAACGATTATGGCGGACGCGTCATCGGTCATCGTCTACATCGGCAACCGGGACCTGACGCACTTCGCGCGGGTCGGGCGCGTGCGGATCGATGATGTCCTGAACGACGCGCCGAACACGGCGGCGCTTACGGTTGTCCTGACGCCGAAGCTCGCGCCGTCGGTCACGGCGCCCTTCGTTCCGCCGGCCTTTGACGCGGGCGGGTTCAACACGGTCGACGGCCCGCTGGTGATGACGACGCCGACGGTCGCCGTCGGCGCCCCGATCGGCATCTACATCAACGGCGGCGCCGATCAGATCTTCGGCGGCGAAGTCCTCACGCGCGAGCAATACGCGGAGTTCGGTCAACCGCAACACGTCCGGCTCGACGTGACCTGCACCGACTTCACGCGGCGCCTCAACTACCGCAAAGTCTCGAAGGACTACGGGACGCAGAGCGCCACGGCAATCGTCCTCGACCTCGTCGCGACGTTCGCGCCGACGATTGGCGTCGGCGCCGTCCAGGCCGGCCTCGCGTCGATTGCCGGCGGGATTACCTTCACGTTCGAGGACGTCTCGCGCGCGCTGTCGCGCATCGCGGAAAAGATCGGGGCGTACTGGTACGTCGACTACAAAGCGACGCTGCACTTTTTCACCGGGACCGAAGCGGGCGCCGTGCCCGCGCCGATCGTCCCTGGCGGCCGATTCGCCGACCTGAAAGTCACGGCCGACCTGTCGCAGGTCCGCACGCGCGTCCTCGTCGAGGGCGATGGCGCGACCGTCGCGCTGACGCTGCCGGCGGGCGACGCGATTCTGCCCGTCAGTCAGACCGTGCCCTTCAATCCCGCCGGCGGCCTGGCGACCTTGGGACCGTGGCGTATTGCGTACACCGGCATCATCGCCACCGGACCGAAAACCAACACGACCGGGACCGTGTCGGGCGGGTCGTCGGCCGGCCCGCCGCCGACGCCGCCGGCCGCGCCGGTCGCGACGCTCGCCGCGCCATCGAATCCTGGCGGCCTCGCGGGCGGGCCGTACTATTGGCGCGCGACGTTCGAGCTCGCGGACGGGTCGCGGTCCGACGTGGGGGCGCCTGCGGGACCGGTCACGATTGCGGGCGCGGCCAATCCGCCCGCGACGAATGCCGCGTTTCCGTCGACGCCGATGGCCGGCCCGATTCGCGCGGGGGTCACGGCGACATACGCGACGTCGTTTGTCGACGCGAGCGGCAACGAGTCGATCGCGACAACAGGCGGCACCGTCCTCACGGGCCGGGGTGTCGCGGCGCCGTCGAACTTTCTGCAAGTTAACCTCACATTTGGTGGAGCGATCGACGTCGGCTGGCGGTTCTACGCGGTGTCGTTTCTGAC